CGAAGGTGAGTTGATGGCTCATGATGTCCCTCTGGGATGCGCTCCGGATGAATATGATGATCTCATATCAGGAACTTGTTCGCACCTTCCTTAACAAAATCGCAATGCTTGGAACTGAGAAGACAGCGGAAGCTGTGGGCGTTGATAAGTCGCAGATCAGCAGGTGGAAGAGGGACTGGATTCCAAAGTTCTCAATGCTGCTTGCTGTTCTTGAATGGGGTGTCGTTGACGACGACATGGCTCGATTGGCACGACAAGTTGCTTCGATTCTCACCAATAAAAAACGCCCGGCGGCAACCGAGCGTTCTGAACAAATCCAGATGGAATTCTGAGGTCATTACTGGATCTATCAACAGGAGTCATTATGACAAATACAGCAAAAATACTCAACTTCGGCCGAGGTAACTTTGCCGGACAGGAGCGTAATGTGGCAGATCTCGATGATGGTTACGCCAGACTATCAAATATGCTGCTTGAGGCTTATTCAGGCGCAGATCTGACCAAGCGACAGTTTAAAGTGCTGCTTGCCATTCTGCGTAAAACCTATGGGTGGAATAAACCAATGGACAGAATCACCGATTCTCAACTTAGCGAGATTACAAAGTTACCTGTCAAACGGTGCAATGAAGCTAAGTTAGAACTCGTCAGAATGAATATTATCAAGCAGCAAGGCGGCATGTTTGGACCAAACAAAAACATCTCAGAATGGTGCATCCCTCAAAACGAGGGAAAATCCCCTAAAACGAGGGATAAAACATCCCTCAAATTGGGGGATTGCTATCCCTCAAAACAGGGGGACACAAAAGACACTATTACAAAAGAAAAAAGAAAAGATTATTCGTCAGAGAATTCTGGCGAATCCTCTGACCAGCCAGAAAACGACCTTTCTGTGGTGAAACCGGATGCTGCAATTCAGAGCGGCAGCAAGTGGGGGACAGCAGAAGACCTGACCGCCGCAGAGTGGATGTTTGACATGGTGAAGACCATCGCGCCATCAGCCAGAAAACCGAATTTTGCAGGGTGGGCTAACGATATCCGCCTGATGCGTGAACGTGACGGACGTAACCACCGCGACATGTGCGTGCTGTTCCGCTGGGCATGCCAGGACAACTTCTGGTCCGGTAACGTGCTTAGCCCGGCCAAACTCCGCGACAAGTGGACCCAGCTCGAAATCAACCGTAACAAGCAACAGGCAGTCGTGACAGCCAGCAAACCAAAACTCGACCTGACAAACACAGACTGGATTTACGGGGTGGATCTATGAAAAACATCGCCGCACAGATGGTTAACTTTGACCGTGAGCAGATGCGTAGGATCGCCAACAACATGCCGGAACAGTACGACGAAAAGCCGCAGGTAAGCCGTATTCTGGCGATTACGACAAGCGATGAGAAATGCCTGCAGACTGCATCCAGAGATGATTTGGCATCAAAACTGAAAACCGCCGGATATTCACGCAGTTTTATTCAGTATTCATCGGGTAATAAATACGCTGCGTTATCTGCATTTGGCCGGGCATTCACGGTTAATTTCAATGGCAGTAATACCGCGATTACGCTCAAGTTTAAGCATGAGCCGGGGGTCGGGTATGAAACACTGACAGTCAGCCAGGCATCGGCACTTGATGCAAAAAACTGCAATGTGTTCGTGTACTACCAGAATGATACAGCTATCCTCCAGCAGGGAGTGATGGCTAACGGCGATTTCTTTGATGAACGCCACGGCCTGGACTGGTTACAGAATTATGTGCAGACCAGCCTCTATAACCTGCTTTATACCAGCACCACGAAAGTTCCCCAGACTGAAGCCGGTATTACCCGACTGTTATCAAATGTTGAAAAATCACTGGATCAGGCCGTTCAGAATGGACTGATTGCTCCGGGCGTATGGAACGGGGGCGACCTTGGTCAGTTGTCATCAGGTGACACACTGCCCAAAGGTTATTACGTATACGCTCAGCCGCTGGATGAACAGGCTCAATCAGAACGTGAAGCCCGTAAGGCTCCGGTGATTCAGGCTGCAATAAAACTTGCAGGCGCGGTTCATTACGCTGACGTACAGATTAACGTTGTTCGCTAAGGGGAAGTGAATGTCTACCTATTCTTTTATGGATGTCACTGCGACGCTGACCGGGCCGACAGGTTCGATTGACCTCGGGTACGGTTCGGCAAGTTCTGAAGAGGGGATTGTGGTTGCGATGGGCGGTCCTAAAAACACCATGACCATCGGTGCTGATGGCGAAGTGATGCACAGTCTCCATGCAGATAAAAGCGGGACGATTACCGTTAACCTTCTGAAGACATCACCGACAAATAAAAAATTGTCGCTGGCGTATAACGCACAGAGCCAGTCTTCTGCCACATGGGGGAATAACGTTATCGTGATCCGCAACAAGATCAGCGGTGACATCATCACGGCACGCAGTGTTGCGTTCCAGAAACAACCGGATAACGCCAACGCTAAAACCGGTAATACGATGCCGTGGGTGTTTGACTGCGGCAAGATTGACCAGGTTCTCGGGGAGTTTTAATGCATGGAATTCGAAATTAAAGGCGTGAAATATCGCACGGCAAAACTCAGCGTTTTTGACCAGCTGAAAGTGACCCGCAAACTTCTGCCGGTGCTGGCAGGAATGATGTCAGATTTCGGGAGTATTCGCTCCCGTTTGCCTGCTGACGGCAAAATCGACACCGTGAAATTCGAACAGTTAAAACCGGTGTTTGAAACCATGCTCCCGCGTATCGCTGAGGAACTGTCTTCCCTGACCGAAGATGACACCGATGCGATTATTCATCCCTGTCTTGCGGTGGTATCGCGGCGTCATATGGACGGATGGGTGCCGGTATTTACCCAGGGTGAACTGATGTTTGATGATATTGACCTGCTGGTCATGCTGCAACTGGTGGCGCGGGTGGTCGCCGATTCGCTGGGAAATTTTTTGCCTACACCCCTTACCAGCACGACGCAGAGCCTGCAACAGGGCTGACGTTTAACAGCCTGCCGGACGGGCTGTCCTACCTTCTCAATCCGGTTGACGCCGGGTTAATTCCTTATACAGCACTTAAAGATGGCTCTGTCGATTTGTATGACATTGCTCTCTTGAATGACCATCTGGCGGTAAAAGCGGATAACCAGCGACGCATTGAGAAATGGAGAGAGGATAATGAACGCTGAAACTATTAAAGATTTCCTCGTCTCGCTTGGCTTCAGTGTGGATGATGCAGGAGCGAAAAAGTTCGGTTCTGTCCTCGCCGGTACAACTGCAAATGTCATCAAAATGGGGCTGGCTGTTGAAGGAGCTGCGCTGTCCGTGGTGGCCTTCACGGCTAAGATCGCCTCCGGCCTGGATAATCTTTACTGGGCGTCACAGCGCACCGGCGCGACAGTCCAGGGAATTCAGTCTATTGGCTATGCGGTTTCGCAGGTTGGCGGCAGCGTGGACGCTGCGCGATCTTCTCTGGAAAGCCTCTCCCGGTTTATTCGTAACAATCCCGGTGCAGAAGGCTTTCTGAATCGCCTGGGCGTACAGACCCGTGATGCCAGCGGTAACATGCGTGACATGGCCGCTATTTTTACGGGCGTTGGACAGAAACTCAGCAGCATGCCGTATTACCGGGCTAACCAGTATGCGCAGATGCTGGGCATTGACGAAAATACCCTTATGGCGATGCGCCGGGGTGTGGGTGGCTTCTCCGGGCAGTACAGCGCAATGGCGAAAGCTATCGGCTTCAATGCTGACGAGGCGGCCAGAAGCTCCAACAAATTTATGACCTCCCTGCGTGAGTTTGGCGCGATGGCAGGCATGGCCCGTGACAAAATCGGCTCTAATCTTGCGGGGGGGCTTGCGGGTTCGCTGGACACCCTGCGCCGCCATATCCTGGACAACTTCCCTCGTATCGAGCAGACCCTGACGAAAGCCATAAAAGGCATTCTGGCGCTCGGGGATATTATCGGGCGGCTGTTCTTCAGACTGATTGAGGGGACATCAGGCCTTATCACCTGGTGGCAATCGCTGGATAAGCAAACGCGGGAGTTGATCTCGCTGTTTGGCGCACTGACGATTGCGCTGCGCATTCTGAACAGTACGTTCTGGATGTCGCCGATTGGCCTCATTACCGCGCTGGCGGCGGGTATTGCCCTCCTGTGGGAGGACTATCAGACCTGGAAGGAAGGCGGCGACAGCCTGATTGACTGGGGCAAGTGGAAACCGGAGGTCGATGCCGCGCTGAAGATGGTTCGTGACCTTAAAACGACCGTTAACGACCTGGTGAAAGCGCTGGCGAAACTGCTCAATATTGACCCCAAATCATGGTCCCTGAAGTGGGATTTCAGCAACTTCATCGACCAGATGGGCGAATTCAGCAAAATGCTGAACATGATCGCTGACCTGCTCAACGCTATCAAAGATGGCCGCTGGGCTGATGCCGTCAGCATCGGCAAACAGATACTTAATCAGGGCAGCGAAAATCCGTCAGCGATGCCGATGGTTACAGACAGCGCTAACAGTACTGCCGACTGGATTAAAGAGCACTGGGGATTAGATCCCCGCAGTGTGGGCCGGACGGTACGCGGCTGGTTTGGTGATGATGAGCCGGAACAACATGCACAGGCTACGAAACGAGGAGAACGGAATAACAATCCGGGAAACCTTAATTTTGCTGGTCAGGCAGGGGCTTCTCTTGAACGCCCGGGCGGGCGATTTGCCAGATTTGAAACTGCCTTTGATGGATTACGGGCTCTTGCTCGTCAGTTAATGCTGTACGCCGGACGGGGAATAAACAGTGTGGAGAAAATTATCTCTACCTGGGCACCTGCGTCTGATAATAACAACACAACTGCGTATATCAGGGCTGTATCGCAACGACTGGGAGTGGATCCCCGGGCTGCCCTGAATATGAGCGATCCGCAAACCATGTCAGCATTGATGAGCAGCATTATCCAGCATGAGAATGGAAGAAATATCTATTCTCGGGAGCTGATTAATAAGGCTGCCGTGGCGGGAATTAGTGGCAAAGTGACAGAGGTTAACCAGCAGAATACCTACCACATTTACGGTGGCGGAGATCCGCACGCTGTCGGTAATGAGGTTGCACGTCGGCAACAGTCTGCAAATGCTCAGGTCATGCGAAGTAATCAGGTGAGGGTGGGTTAGTGGATATTCTCTCTACACTTTTTCATCAGCAGAGCAGAAAAATAGGAATGATTGTTCCCAGTGTTGTTATTTCAGAGAAGCATACAGATATGCTTGAAATAACCGAGCATCCGGTAGAGGTCGGGGCCGCTGTCGCTGATCATGCCTATAAAAAACCGTCAGAAGTGGTGATGGAGGTTGGTTTCGCCGGTGGCGGCGCATTGCTGGATTTTGCCAGTAACCTGACGGCTACCAGCCTGCTCGGCCTGAGTCCTCAGCAGACGTATCAGGAGCTACTGGATCTGCAGGAAAGCCGTATCCCCTTCGATGTGGTAACCGGTAAACGGCTGTACAGCAACATGTTGATCCGGGCGCTGGAAGTGACGACGGACAAGACAACCGAAAACGTCCTGTCCGCCGTCCTCACCCTGAGGGAGGTCATTATCTCCCGGACACAGCAGATTACCGTCGCGGATAAAACCAACATGAAGGAAGGGGCCAGCACGTCGGCGGTACAGAACAGCGGCAACAAAACCACAAAACCTCCAGATACTTCACTGCTGAAAAGCATCACGGGTAACGTGGCGTCATTACTGGGGGGCGGCTAATGACAATTCAGGAAATTCCGCTGACAGCGGACAACCAGCAGTTCAGCATCGTCCTGGGTGGTGTCACCTGGCGGATTAGCATCATATGGCGCGATCTGTACTGGATTATGGACCTGCAGAACGACAGAGGGGAGCCGGTAATCTCCGGTATTCCTCTCGTCACTGGTGCTGACCTGCTGGCGCAGTACGCCTGTATGGGGCTTGGTTTTAAGCTGGTGGTGGTCTGTGATGACAACACACAGGATTACCCCACAAAAACTGACCTGGGCGGTCGCAGCCATTTACTGGTATCAACGGAGTAAGCATGTCACAGAACTGGATGAGACATTTCGAGCTGCAGCTTGTGGACGGGAACGGTCAGGGAATTGAGCTAAGTGATTTTAAAGTCACCTTTACGATCGACTGGTTCAACATCAGCAGCGCGTCCCGGGTAGGGACTATCAAAATTTATAACCTCTCGGCAGATACTGTGAACCGAATCACCGGGCAGGAGTTTTCGAAAGTGCGTCTGATTGCCGGTTACGACGGTATCGCGCCGGAGGTGTCGGCAAGCGACGTCGGGACCGTGCGGGAAGTTGACGCGGCGGACGTGGGTCAGAGTGATGGCCGCAACTACGGACTGATTTTCAGCGGTGAAATTCGCTACTCGGTCACAGGAAAAGACAGTCCGGTTGATTCCTACGTCCTGATTCAGGCAGCAGATACTGATCTGGCTTTTGCCACCAGTATAACCTCACAGACGCTGGCTGCCGGTTACACGGTCGCTGATGTAAACCGTGCGCTGATGAAAGACTTCGAAGCCAAAGGCGCGACCGAAGGCCTGACGCCTGAAATGCCTGCTACTGTATTCCCCCGGGGGCGGGTACTCTTTGGCATGACGCGGCATCTAATGGATAACGTAGCCGGGCAATGTGGCGCAACATGGCAATTCGTGGACGGTCAGCGCCAGATGGTGGCGAATAACGAATATGTTCATGAAGCGATTGTGCTCAACAGCGCTACCGGGCTTATTGGCATGCCGCAGCAGACTATCGGTAACGGCGTAAACGTCCGCGCGCTTATTAATCCGAACATCCGGGTTAACGGACTTATTCAGCTGGATCAGGCTTCCGTGTATCGTACCGCCTTGTCGAACAACGATATTGCGATGGCTGGTGGTCAGATCACCGACCAGAACACGGATGGAAATATCACGCTAAGCGGCACCACATCGCAGCCTGCCAGCATCGCAACGGATGGCGTTTATATTGTGCGCGGGATTATGTACACTGGCGACACAAGGGGCCAGGCGTGGTACATGGATATGATGTGCGAAGCGCGTGGCGCGGCGGATCTGTATACGCGATCGGCTTTGCAAAGGGGATGAGCAATGAGGGGTATTATTTTTCTGTTAGCTGTCTTTTCTGCGTGCAGCGCGTGGGCGGATGGCTTCACGGTTAAATGCGGTGGCTACACTATGGTTGCAAACCAGGGCGAGTTATCGACTATCAACGGTGAAAGAGTTACCTCTCAAAAAATCACCGAACTGGGTACCAATGGTTTGAAAGTAGACATGGGGCTTATGCCTGCCAAAGACGGTAACAACTACGGCTTTGAATACATTCGTCGCCCTGGTACCGAAACGCGATTCCTGAATGTCCAGCTTCTGCAGAACAGCATGGATGCGCCGAAAATCATCGGATCTTTCCCTTGTAAAAAAGTGGCTGGGTGAAGGTAACCTGAAATTCGTAACGCCTGAAAAACAACAAAATGTGCTCTAAAAACTGTTGTTTTTTGAGACGAGCGATTACACTGCACTGACTTTTTGATGGTGGATTGCCATCGATATGCTACTTCATTAAAGCCAGGAATAACTAAAACATGAGTTTAGCGCAGCCAAAATCAGGAGAACTGTTAGATCTTCTGACTCCTTCATTAACTAAGGGTGAAAACCTTCTGAGTGAGTTTGAAATCCATCGAATCATTCGTGAAGCGAAGAAACTACCTGAACGTTATCAGGGGCTATCAATTGAAGGCTTAGCTAAGCTTGTTCTTGGTGAAATAGATGAAGGATGTTCACTCTGTGAGCGGGGGTTGAGAATAGCGCCTAACGATCCAGTTTCTTTTTGTAACTATACGATTGCGCTGCGTAACTTAGGTTTGCATGCTCGCCAGTATGTGATGATTCAGAAAGCATCTGATTCACTTAATCCAACGATATTGGCTGAGGTTGCTACAATTTCTGCATACTGGGTTGATATCGATTTGCTTGAAAAGGTGATGCCGATGCTAACTGCAATGGAAGTACCGCGCCCTGAAGATATGGGCAAATGGTATGACACGCTCAATTATCTGCATACCCAAAAAGATCATGCTCAGGAGCTAAAAACTATTGGGCGGCTCATGATGAACGTTGCAGAAAAGTACCGCGCTCGTCTTGCTGGCGCTCATGCTTTTTATGTAATGTCAGAACTTGATACGCTGTTCGTTGAAGTCAAAACAGACGATCCAGTGCTTCTTTCGCAGATGAATAATGCCTTGGCTGATGAGATTATTATTGCGGGGCTTGCGGATTCAGAATGCGTCGGATGCTTTGAAGCCGGGGAACTCTAATGTCGGTTGAGCATACCTGTTTTCTTGAATTGGCTAAGCATTCCCTGGCTCTAAACGGTGAGATGTGGACGAGAAATGCTATTAGCCGAGCATACTATGGTATGTACCATTCCGCCTTACGGATCACCAACAATCTGGTACCGACCGCTACACAAGATGGTGAAAAACTAAAAGGTGGAGTTCACATGCGAGTCTATACGGCCTTTTGTAGTGGTGAGGCAGCTGCACTTAACGATGTTGATGTTAACGCAGTAAAGAAAATCGGCGTTAAACTGAAAATGACGCATGCCCAACGTGTTAATTCTGATTACAAGCTTGAGCGGAAAATCAACCGGATTACCGCGAGAAGTGTAATTCTGGATGCGGAAGAGGTCGATGCAATCGTTAATCAATTACTGAAGATTGGTGATGACTCGTTAACTGCATAAGCTGAAATTTCTCAAAATTCAAACCCGCCACTTGGCGGGTTTTTTGCTTTCTGGAGCCTACTAAATGGCAGTATCTGACCAGACCCGCAGCGGCGACCTTGCCGAAACATTTAAATCTGAACGGGAAACAACAAAGAACCAGATCCGTGTCGCCTTGCCTGGCATTGTTCAGTCATTCGCTCCTGATGCGGTGACGGCGGTTGTACAGCCTGCTATCCGTTACGTTGAAATTGATAACGACGGCAACCGCATTACCAAAAATTACCCATTGCTGGTGGATGTGCCAGTGGTATTCCCGCGTGGCGGAGGCTGTACGCTAACGTTTCCAGTTAAAGCCGGTGATGAATGTTTGGTGATTTTTGCCGATCGTTGTATTGATTTCTGGTGGCAGAGTGGCGGGATACAGGAGCCGGTCGATGACAGAATGCATGATTTATCGGATGCGTTTTGTATTGTCGGTCCCCAGTCGCAGGCAAGGAAGATTAGCGGTATTAATACCAGTGCCACACAGTTGCGTAGTGATGACGGCAGCACCTATTTTGAGCTTAATCCTGATACCAGGAAAATTAAAATTGTCGCTCCGGGTGGTCTTGATGTGGTTGCCCCTCTGGCTGATTTTTCTGAGAAAGTAACCATTCATGGCCTGTTAACCTGGATGGGGGGCATGGTGGGGTCTGTTGTTTCTGGTGTGGCTTCAAAAATCACTGGTGTTGTTGAGTTTTTGGGTAGCGTGAAGGCTAACGGCAAGCCAATCGATAATACGCACACTCATGGTGGTGTTCAGCGCGGTGGAAGCAGTACCGACGGGGTAAACTGATGCGATACAGACGTGAAGACGCCGATGGCGATTACACCTTTGGCAGCGGTGATGACACCTGGCTGATTAACTCACCGGATGCCGTGGCACAGGCGGTAAAAACGCGATTCGAATTGTGGTATGGGCAATGGTTTCTCGACACCACCGAAGGGACTCCGTGGATCCAGTCCGTACTCGGTAAGCAGAAGCCGGAAACCTACAACCTGGCGATCCGTAAGCGCATCCTCGAAACGCGGGGCGTTAAATCAATCCTCTCTTTCAATACGACGGTGGATACCACGACCCGACGTGTCATGTTTTCCGCTGAAATCGACACTCTTTATGGAATAACGACTGTTACATCGGAGGCGTAATGGCTCTGAACCTTGATTCTCTCGGTTTATCTGCAAAGGTAACCGCGGAGGGGATCAGTGCGCCTGATTATCAGACGATACTCAGCACCCTGATTAGCTATTTTCAGCAGATTTATGGCAGTGATGCCTACCTCGAACCGGACAGCAAAGACGGCCAGATGGTGGCTCTGATGGCGCTGGCGATTCATGATGCCAATAATACTGCGATAACTGTCTACAACTGTTTTTCACCGGCAACCGGCTATGGGGCTGCACTGACCAGTAACGTGAAAATAAATGGTATTTCACGTAAAGGTGCGACGAACTCTACGGTTGATTTGCTTCTTACAGGAACTGCCGGAACAACCATCATTAATGGCAGCGTGAAAGACAGTAATAATGTGATATGGCGTTTGCCTGCTTCAGTGGTGGTCGGCGTGGATGGTACAGTGATGGCGACCGCAACATGTTCTGTCAGTGGTGCAGTGGCGGCGCTGGATGGAACTATCACTGAAATTAATACGCCAACCCGTGGCTGGGTTTCGGTAACCAATCCTGCTGCGGCTACTGTGGGCACTCCGGCAGAAACTGATGCGGAGTTACGTATCCGACAGTCGCAAAGTGTTGCGTTGCCATCAATAACCCCATTTGAAGCACTGGATGGTGCTGTTTCTAATGTTACCGGTGTAACCCGCCACAAACTCTATGAAAACGATAATGGTTCGGAGGACGGTAACGGGTTACCGCCACACTCTGTTGCTGTAATTGTGGATGGCGGTGATGTGACGGATATTGCTCAGGCTATCAGAGGGAATAAAGGCCAGGGGACAGCCACTCACGGTACAACATTCGTTACGGTTCCGGATAAATACGGCAATCCCCATGTAATCAAATTCTCGCGTTCCAGTGATGTGCCTGTTTATGCCCGGATTAAATTAAAAGTTTTTACGGGTTATACCTCACAGATAGGGCAGCAGATCCAGCAGGCTATTTCCGACTATATCAATAGTCTGATGATTGGTGATTCGGTCCTTTTAAGTCGCATTTACTCACCGGCGAATCTTGGCGTGGTGAGTGGCGGGAATGCACGCTATTACGATATTCAGGAACTGACGATTGGGAAATCCCCGGGGGCTTTGTCGTCATCAAACATTGATATCAGATACAACGAATCCGCGTCCTGTACCCCGGAAAATATCGTTATAACGGTGGAGTCATGAGCAAATACACCGAACTAATCACGAACTACCACGCCACCAAACCTAAATTTCTTGCACATGTTGATCTGATGACCCGGCCGCTTATTGATGTTGCGGCTGCCACCAGAGGGCTGATTACTGCATTTGATATTGACTCTGCGGTTGGTGTGCAACTTGACATTCTGGGATTGTGGATCGGACGTAGCCGTGTTGTCAGCCAGCCTATTTCAGGTGTCTATTTCAGCTGGGATACCGACGGGCTTGGATATGATCAGGGTGTATGGCAGGGGCCATACGATCCTGATTCCGGATACATGTACCTCAGCGATGAAACTTATCGTGTCATCCTTAAAGCGAAGATTGCGATTAATAACTGGGACGGACGGAATGATTCGCTTCCGGCAATTCTTGACGCGGCAACAGCAGGATCCGGACTGCGAATGCAGATAGTCGATAACCAGGACATGACGATATCGGTCTGGGTCTTTCCTGATACTGATATTTCAGATGTATCGCGTGAGTTAATTGCGGCAATTAAACAGGGGTATCTCACAGTAAAAGCCGCCGGGGTATGGGCGGGTGGCATTGAAACACCTTCGGTGGAAACCCCATCGGAAGGCTCAAAATTTTTTGGTTTTGATATGGATAACGAATTCATCAGTGGTTTTGATGTAGGAGCATGGGGAGTATTACTCTGATGGCGAAAAATGACTTTAAAGCGTTTGCAACGGATCGAAATGCCAATGTTATATCGCAGGAGGAATGGGAAGCGTTGCCCGCGCTTTTATCTGGATTTACAGCAGGGAAAGCCTCCAGTGCGCAAGTCAATAAGGTTATTCGGCAGGCCAGCTTTATTGCTGCAGCTCTGGCCCAGTTTGTAAGTGACAAAACGCAACGGGATGTACTTGATAATGGTGATCTGCCCGGTTTTGTTGAATTGCTGGGATCGGGGTTTGCTGTTGAATACCTGAGCCGCAAGAATCCGTTTGGCGATATCAAATCGGACGGCACGGTGAAAACGGCTCTCGAAAACCTTGGTTTGGGAGAAGGTGCTCCAGCTATTGGCGTTCCGTTCTTCTGGCCCTCCGCGGCAATGCCAAATACTGTAATCGACAGCTGGTCCGGTATGGTGTTTTTGAAGTTCAACGGGGCGAAATTTTCTGCCTCTGATTACCCTGTGCTGGCGAAAGTGTTTCCTTCGCTGGTATTACCTGAAGCCCGCGGTGATTTCATTCGTATCTGGGATGATGGGCGAGGGGCGGACAGTGGGCGAGCATTATTAAGCTGGCAGGCAGCAACAGCTTTATCGCAATTTGGCGGTAATTATCCAGAAGGGTCCGGCCATGCGATTGCTGATTACGATGGAATATCAGCACACCAACCAGGTTTCTCTCGATTTCAGTACACCAGTAACTCAGTAGGAGATGGTGTTAATTTTATTGCCGTCAGACCACGTAACATTGCATTTAACTTTCTGGTGAGGGCTAAATAATGAAACCTGTTTTTGATGAAAATGGACTGGCTACAGTGCCGGGTGATATGCGTTGTTTTTATTATGATGCAGTAACGTATGAATATACGGGCTGGTCTGATGAATATATTAATACTGGTGTAAGTATGCCCGCCTGTTCCACTGGTATTGACCCTGGCGAAAACATTCCGGGAAAAGTGGCTGTATTTACAGGTAAGGGATGGAGCCATGAAGAGGACCATCGCAATGAGACTGTTTACTCAATCGAAAATGGCGCAGCTGTTACAGTGGATTATATCGGTGCCATCAAAAACGGTTATGTCACGCTTTCACCGTTAACGCCATATGATAAATGGGATGGTGAGAAATGGGTGACAGATACTGAGGCACAACACAGTGCCGCAGTAGAAGCGGCAGAAGCACAGCGCCAGTCACTGATTGATGCAGCAATGGCTTCCATTAGTCTGATTCAGCTGAAATTACAGGCCGGGCGGAAACTGACGCAGGCAGAAACAACCCGGCTTAACGCTGTGCTGGATTACATTGACGCGGTGACGGCAACAGATACCAGCACCGCGCCGGATGTCATCTGGCCTGAACTGCCGGAGGCGTAGGCCATTCAATATCTGGCGCACCGGAAGTATCGACCAGCTCCAGTGCGTCCAGATAATCCAGCCACAAATTATATTGCGCCAGTTCCTCACCTTTCAGGCGACCAATCGCCGCTTTACCAGGCCATTGTTTACTGTTCATATAATCGTTGGCCTGATTAATCAGTTGCTGCTTTTCCAGTTCGGCTGCAGCAATCTGTTCCTCATGTGTTGGTGGTGGAATTTCAGACCATGCAGGAAAACCATTTTCTCCAGCGATACGGATTTTTCCTTTCGGCGGTAATCCGGAAAACTCAATATACACCTGCTCATCAACTTCGACAGCATCATCTGGCCATGAGTCAGCTTGAATGTAATCCTCTTTCATCTCCAGCGGATAGAAAGAGTTTGTAGTCGCGGAATATATGTAATTCATTTTTCAGGTGATGCTGCCAACTTACTGATTTAGTGTATGATGGTGTTTTTGAGGTGCTCCAGTGGCTTCTGTTTCTATCAGCTGTCCCTCCTGTTCAGCT